ACATCAAGGTTAGCTTTTGCTAAACCTATATTAGCCACGTACTGTGCCCTTAATGCTTGTAACCTCATAGCTTAGTCTTTCTTTTCACGTATAAAAAATCCAACAGCACCGGCTGCACCACAACAAACCATAACTACGCTTTGCCATAAGTCACTTGGTACCATTATGCCTAACATAGCAAATACACCACTGAGTGCCGCATATGATGAAGGCTCTTTAAATCTATTCATTAATTCAACCATTAGTATCTTCTCCTTGTTTATCAGTCATACACGCACAGGGATTTTCCTCTGAGCATGTACAGTTTTCACAATCACAATTTTCACAGTTGCAATTCTTTTTATCTTCGTCTGCCATTATTGGCCAGCCAAAGGATTATCTAAAGCTCTTACTAACATTGTTCTCAATCTCTCTTCCAGTTCTTGGAGTTTAGTATCAATTGCTTCTGATCTACGAGTTGCATCAGACTCAATAGCCGTTCTTTTATTATCAAATCTATCGGCTGCATGATCAATTAAGGTTCGCATATCAGATTCTATCTGTCTTAATATACCACGAACTTCTAGATCTAGACCTCTTGCTCGCCTGTCCACACCAGCAACTTGATCTTGTACTTCGTTAATATCTTTTCTTAGGTCTGTACGAATTGTTCTTGCATCGTCTTGTGCAGCACTAACTAATTCTTTTACCGCAGACATCTCTGTAGTTATATTTGTCTTTAATGCAACAACTTCTGTATTTGTATTGGTCTCTACACTAGTAAGACGTTCTTCTAGCACATCAAGTTTTACAGTAAAGCTAGTAAGATTAGGAGCAACGTAGCCATTTATCTTTTCCTCCATTGCTACCCAACGTGCGTACCCTTCAAAACCAGCCCAAAGACCTCCTCCAAGTGTACCAAGTAAAGGTAGAATTAACAGTAACCTACTGCCTTTAACTTTAATTCCTTTATATTCTACCTCACTACTCATACTGTTGTCCAATCATTTTTTCTATTTGTAAATTTGATCGCACACTAATGTAACTTCCTAGGGGGTCGGGCATAATAGAATCTGTATAAATATCTTCTGCAACGTACCACGTTGGCTGAATAACTGTTGCTACATTTTGGTATGTAGATATATCTGGACCAAGAGCATTAACAAGAGCAAGGGTAGTAATCTGTGATACAGGGTCATAGCTATTTGGTAGTCCTGCTATAATTTGATTGGCTTTCTTTTGTTTCTTTTCCTGTTCTTTAGTTGGCTTCTCCGCCATTGTCTCTTTTGGTTTTTCCTCATTAGCTTCCTTAGCTACTTCTTTTTCTTTAGGTTCTTCTTCAGCTACTTCTTTTTCTTGAGATTCTTCCTGTTCTTTAGCAACCTCTTTAGCTTCCACTGTATTGCTAGTAATTGTTTTTTCTTCTGCATTAGCTTCTTCTTTAATTTCTTCTTTAACTTCAGGAGTTGTTTCCACTTTATTATCCGCAACTTCTACAGTTCCCTCTACTTCTTCCTGTGTAAATTCTACTGGCTCAGGTTCAGGTGCTTCTATTTTTGGTTCTTCTACTGGTTCACTCATTGGTTCTATATCAGCTATAACAACTTGCATCTCTTGATCTGGCATCTTTACTTCTACAGATTCTACATCCATACCTATGTTTTGTATTTCTGCTACCATAGTTTCAACTTTTACCATCACTTCTTCCATGGACATTTCCCCCGTAGTGCCCACATCCTGAAACATATCCCCAATAACGCCAACACTTAAAGTTTCAGGCATACCCTGTATGTCATTCATGTTATCCATAGAAGACGTTGGTTCTAATTCAAAATGCATAACCACATCCATGTTTTGCATCTCTATGTCCATCTTTTGTTGTTCTTCTACAGAAGCATTCTCGTATGTTTCTATTAGGTCTAACTTTATAGACTCTTCCATTTGCATCGGTTGAACAATATCTATCCAAGTATTTACCACAGTTGTTATAACATTGTAGTTTACTGTATACGAAACATTGTCAAACAATGGGCCTGTAGCAAGATTTGCGTTATCTACTCCACCTACTCGTACAAACACTCTATCAAGGCTGTTATCAAAATCGTAGGAGCCTGTATAGGTAGTAGCGTTGTTGTTGTTCTGTAGGTTTATTTCTCCGGTATCCCACTGTAATACATTGTTGGAATATCCTTTGGTTTGAAAGTACGCACTATCTTCTGTGTCATAAAAGTGCATAGATAATTCCCAATCTAATGCACCCCCTTGTGTTATGTGAAAGTCACTTATATCTACATACTGGTCAAAGGTAGTTAAAGTACTCCCTGTGATCTCAGCACACTTACCAGATCCGATTTCACTGGATGGGCAGGTACTGTGCATTTTTGCTGGCCCAACTCCTCCCCAGTCTGAGTCCATGTCTCCTTGCTTGGTGTTGCCCACAAGACCTTGATCGGAGTGAAGGATGTCTTCGGTTGTTTTGTTTTCAATAATCGTAATCGTTTGAGTAACTGTATCAATGTGTCCATCACCTAAATGTTCTGTTTCTACTTCTTCAACTATTGTTTCGCCTGTTTCTAGTAGTTCTGCTTGTGCTACATTAAAATAAAAGAAGTAACAATAACAAACTGCCACCAATGCTAAGACCAGTAGCTTCTTCTTCTGTAGGTAACCAATCTGCATCTGTAACATTTTCTTCAACCCATTTATCATAATCTGGTTTCATCTCTGGATTCTCAGCCCATGCTTTTGCAGCCTCTATGCCTATCTTTCCTCTAAACGGACAGGGTGTCCCGGCCATTTCCATCGCATTGAACACTCTTGGGTCTTGGCAGAGCATAGCTACGGCTCCTACTTTCATTCCCATTCTATATAAGGCACGGCTAAGTTTTAGCCTTTCACAATTCATGTCCCTTATAGATGTTCCTCCCGCTACTCCCAGTATCTGGGTTTGTATAGCGGCAGAGGCTGCATAACTACATACGTCTTGGTTATTGTTGCCAAACGATGGGGCATTTGCAGTGCCTACTGTACGGTCAACCGTATTAGTTCCCGATACAGTGCTACTGGAGGATGTTACTGTGTTTGTTTGTGCCCAAGATTCTTCTTGCCAGAAACCTACACAGACCACTACTAAAATAGCTAGCCACCATTTGTACATTGCTAATCCTCACCATTATCAACCACCACTGGCATTGCTGATTTGCTTGGCATAAGTACAATGCCGTGCAGTGCCCGTACATCATGTTCTTGTTTTTCTATCTTGCCTAGCCCTACTCTATCTAAAAGAGTCTGAGCTGCCTTCAGTCTAAGTTCTTGTCTAGGGTTCAGTCCGTCATCATTCATGGACTCTACCACTCTTGATACGGCTGTCGCCGAATTAACGGCTAGTTCTCGCTTGGATATGTCTACGATTTCGTCTGCAAGGCTTTTAACCAACCATGTTCTAGAAGAAGGAGAGTAACCGGCTTCCTCACAGGCTAGGGCTATGTTGCCTTTGTTTACGAAGAGACAGTTGAGAAACTTTTGTTGCTTCTCGGTAACTTCTTTTTTCTTTTCTTGTGCTAAAAGTGCGGAGATTAGTTATCTCCATAAGATTGGGCTTTTCTAGGATAGCCTTTAGCGTTGGTGTAGTTTTTCTTCCCATAAGTTTTTTTAGATTTTGGTTTTACTCTAGTTGCTTTAGCCATATTGGACATTGTCTGTGCAGCAGAAAAGGCTTTAGCAGCTCTTTCTGCCTGTACTGCATTAAATTTCATGGCTTCATGGGCTTTTTCTCTAGCTTTTTCTTCTTCTTTTTCTTTATTAACTTTTAATGATTGTTTTATTGCGTAATGGATCATAGGCTTAATAGTCATAACTCTTCGCCTTTCTTATTCCGCCACCCATAGCGTACGTCTTCATTGCCTTGCCACCGTATGCTTTTCCTTGAGGTACAACTTGTCCTGCCTTTGGTTTATTTCTTGTCTTTTGTTTAATGGTTGCTTTTAGTCCACTACCTCCAGTGTCTTTTGGTGCGTCTGCTCCAAGATATTTTTTAGGAATATTACCTTCTTTACCAGTGCGTTTATCCAAGTACTTTGTAATTTTACTTTTTGTAAAAAAAACAGCACCTAATGCTGCAAATACAGCAGGAATTTTTAACAAACCCGGTGCTTTTGCTGCAATGATTAAAGCATTTTTATTTTTGCTAACAAACTGTAAAGCATTTGTTACTCCTTTTGGTGGGAGATTTTTTAGACCTTGGTAAGATTTTATTTTATCACTACCTTTAACAGATGTTTCTTTACCTTTTCCAAACAACCCTGTTCGGCCCACTTTATATTCTTGAACCACTTTCTAGATCTCCGCACACGCATAACAATTAATTTCTAGGCCTACTGCTACTTCTTTAACTACTGGTGATTTCCACATGATATGTATCCTTTTATATATTTAACTTGGTTGAGTTGTCTTGGGGGATATGGAGCTTAGATGCTCCCTCCGGAGATAGTACATTGATTGCTACCCCCCAAGGACTTAAAGTTATGTAACACAAACCGTGACCCCCCTTATGTGTATATTCTTCTTGTGAGGGTGTGAGTGTACTTGTATTACATGTACCTACCATTATACACTGTATATACAAACTGTCAAGGAAAAAGTGCCTTTATTGTGTTTATTTATTTTTTACTTGACAACTCTGAAATACGGTGTATACTGAGGGTACTCCCGTTAAGGTAAACTACCCTGTATGTTAACTGTATGTCTACTTAAAGTAGGCACAGGTTTTACTGGGGAATACACTGTAGGGGTAGCCCTCTGGTTGGACTGGTGGTGGCCGCCCAAAATTACTGGTAGGGTGGTCTGAAAATATACAAAATTGACTGTGGTTGCATGCACATGTACGGGTACCCCCCAGTGTCCCTATAGGGGGGATTACATTAATAATGTCCAATATCTCCCCAAGTGTGCATAACAATGACACAATAGGAGGGACTAGTTGTATTGTAACCCTTTACGGCTGTACACATGTAGTTTACTAGATGACAAAATATAATTGAACTGGTTGTCAACCTTGAAGGTCGTATGTATAGCAAGCAAAAGCGTATCTTCAAGACACGTCCCCAAAGAAAAACCCAGCGGGTTAACACTGGGTTAGCTGTG